CCTGATTTTCAATGATCTCCGAATAAAGCAGGACATTCCCGGTCATGATAAAGTACCGGCTACTCCGATAAATTTCCACGCCATTACGATTGTTGCGGCCCTTGAAGGGGAGATTGCCTTTCAAAAGAATATGAACCCCTCGTCCGCTCCGGCTCTTCTCGGTGTAGGACTGGCAATGGCTGATAATGTCTGAGGCCAGTTGATTTAACAGGCCATCGGCAAAACCATCGTCAATGTCAATCCCAATCAGACCGTCATCGTTGAAAACATACCCTATCCCGTCATAAATGCCGTTTGCCACATTCAGCACAGCACAGTCAAAAGTGCCCCAAGTGTCAGGTAGGACAGAGGACGCAGCTTTCTTCTGGCCGGTCTGCATGGGAACCTTAGAACTGTTCCACACATTGACCCATTGTGTTTTCTGCTTTAGTTCGGTAGGTATCTTTTCATACATGACTGGCACCTCTCAACTCTTATAAGGGGATTGCAGACTCCAATCCCAAGTTTTACCTCCCTCATAGGCATTGCGGAAATAATTGTGTTCTCCATCTCCGGTAAACCACATATAGTCCGAGGGGAGAACTCGGCCAACATCGGTTTCTCCGGCTTTCTCGGCATACCACCGGGTTAGAACATCTTCACACAGGGCTTTAATTTCATCATCAATCGGGTTATCTACATCATATCCGGCGAATTGATATGGAGCGGTCACTACCATGACGATATTTCCATACCCATAGTCCACCCGGTTCAGCGCACACCACACACAGGCCGCTTTCTCTGTATCAGAGGGAATGCCCCTCGCCTCTCCCCATACCATCTTCGAGAGGACAGTGATCTCTTCCTCTGACCACGGTGAGAGAGAGGGAGAGGGGCTTTCTATCTGGTCAACCGGTTCGGTCTGAGTGGGAGGCTCCTGCTCATTGGGAACCGGCTCTGACGCACAGGAGGACAACAGGAGAAGGAAAATCGCAAGGAAGATCAACCAGCCTTTATTCGTCATCGGTCTTTTTCTTCCGGGAAGAGGTCTTCACCGTAGCGAAGAAATACTTCCCGTCCACGCAGACCGGATAGCCGGGAAACCGGTTGCTGGCTCTCTTCTTACCCTCGTTGTAAATCTGCTCCGCAGCTGCAATAGGCATTTCGCCGGACACATGATCGGCACCGGCCACCATGATATACGGGACTTTCCCGTTATTGTTCACGAATGTCATGAAGACTTCCCCTTTCTCTATTCCACGCTTCCACATCGACACCAATTTTCTTCAACTGCTCCTTACAAAGCCATGTGTAGTCATCCGGCATTTCGTAGTGCTGGATAAGCCGGTCATGTTCCGCCGAAAACGCCTCATAGAACCGGCGCAACCGCTTAGGGCCAAACCCAAGGTGAACCATGAGGGTATAGAGAACCATTGCGTCAATATCATCGGTATACCGTCTATCGGCCTCAATGATTTGCCGATTGATCTCCATATCCATAGCCTTTTTCTCGGCGGCGGTGAATATTGCCCCGTAAACCTTTCCTCCGGCCTTTTTAACAATCATGGCTTACACCTCAATGTCCTCAAAGAAGACCGGGTATTTGACCGATAAGAGGTCATAGAGCATTCTGGCAACCCGGCGCATATCCGGGTGAGCGGCGAGAGCGGTACG